GCGACGGCGACCACCTCGGCCGGCGCGGTCGTGAAGCCCTCGCACCCGGGGATCAGCGGCAGGCGGGCCAGCACCCGGTCGGCGATCCGCTCGGCCGTCACGAGGTCGGGCATCAGGATCGGGCAGCGCCCGTCCCGGTAGGCGTCGGCGCGCGCGACCTTCGCCTCGGCCTTCTTGTAGTCGTCGAAGTCGATCGGGACGACCTCAGCGCCCTGGCCCAGGATCAGCTTGTGCGCGACGGTGCCGATCTCCTGCGGCCGCGTTGGGTCCCGCTCGTCGGACCGCTCGGCCCGCAAGCGCGGGTGAGCGAGCGCCGCGTGTTCCGGGCTCTGCTCAAGCAGGATCTTCGCGACCGACGAGGACAGCGACGGCTCGGGCGCGCAGTCGGCGTGATAGACGTCCGCGTTCATCCGGTAGAGGCCGGGGCCACGGACGAATCCGGCGGGGTGCGGGGTGATCTTCATCAGCCCCTCCCGATCGGCGTCACGAAGGCCGGGCGGTACCGCTCGCACTCGAAGCTGCGCCCGGCGAGCTCGGCCTCGCGGGTGATCATCTCTAGGTGCTGGCGGATCGCCGCGAAGTCGGCCTTGCGCGCCGGCAGATCGCCGAAGCGAATCCCGGTGCCCTCGAAGGCCTTCAGGATCGCCATCGCGAGGTCCTCGGACCGGCGCGGCATCGTGGCGGGCACGTAGCCCCGATCGTAGAGGCGCAGCGCCACGTCGCGTGGCGTGATCAAGTCGGCTGCTTCGGCCGGCCGCAGGCTGGGGCTGGCCATGGCGGCCTCCGTGGTGAGGGGGAAGACGGCGCGGGTCATGACGACCTCGGCTTCGGTGAAGGGCGGGAAGGTCACGTCAGGCCTCCCGCTGCAGGTCAGCGACGATGGCGGCGCGCTCGGCGGCGTTGGCCGCAAGGCGGTGGACGTGCAGCTCGGTGCAGGTCTTCGGGCGCCCGCCGACGAAGGCGCGGGCGGAGGCCATGTCGGTGACGGCCGAGACACCGAGGTTCTCGGCGATGCCGTTGCGGCCTCGGACCACCAGGATCACGACGGCCTCGAGCAGATCCTGAGCGTCGACCGTCGCCGCGGCGCGTATCCCGACGACGTAGCGGCGGCCCGAACGCCCGCGCCAAGCGGACATCGGCATCGCGGTGGCGGCCCGGAGCAGCTCCTCCCGGGCGATGGGGCTGGCGGCGGCCGACATCACGCGGCTTCCCGCAGCTGCTCGGCCTCGAACTCGACCTGCGCGGCAGCCTCGGCGGCGTCCGCGTCGAGCCGGTCGTGGGCGTACCCGTAGGCGTCGGCCTCGTTCGGGAAGCCGTTCTCGATCAGGTCGCCGTCGAGCCAGACCGCGTATCCGCGGCGCTGCTCGGTGACGGCGTAGGGGGCGATGTCGAAGAAGGCGCGCATCAGCGGACGGCCCGAACGATGGCGCCGAGCCGGCAGCTGAAGGCGTGGCCGCTCCGCTTCGGGCTACGGCAGACCGGGCAGCCCGGCTCGACGTCGTCGTTGCAGACGATCTTCGCCGACCACTCCAAGGCGATGATCTCGGGGCGCTCGGCCGCGACGTAGCGGAATAGCGCTGCCTGGAAGGACTCGCGCTCAGCGGTGATGGCGGGCGAGGCGGCCATCAGCGGACGCCCTGCGAGACGCGGCGAGCGGCGCTGATGTGCTGGATAAGATCAGCGACAAACCACGGGCCCAGGCCGACCGTCAGGATGCCGGCGGACGCGAAGGCGACCAGCTCAGTGCAGGAGGCGGTCGCGAGGTAGAGGTCAAGGGCGGTGAGCATCGGGGTCTCCATCGGCTCGGTGAGCGGCGATGGAGTTACGTTACCACGAGTAACGCATTTCGCAAGCGGAAAGTTACGACTGGTAACGCGTTCGGCCAAGCCACTGCAATCAGACGCGTTTCCGGCATCTGTCCACACCGAGACACAGGCCGCCGGCAATCGTTCTTGATTTGTACCCCGAGCGCCTCAACGCTGAGTTAGCAGTAAGGAGGAAGCGTATGGGCCAGCGAGTTCACTTCGCTATGCAGACGTACCGACGAGATACGCTTGGTCACCTAGCCAAAGGTCAATGGAAAGGTTGTTCGTCCGAACACGAAGCAAGGCGCAAAGCAGAAGCGGCGGTTGCAACTAGAAGGGTAGTAGGAGCGGTTGCGCTTTCGCAACAAACATCCGGCGAATATGAGGACGGCGAGACCCCCATCACCATTGCTGCGTTTGGTGATGTGCCGCCAGAGGCCAAGGTGGAACTGCCGTTCTAGGACGATACGACCTGGTTCGGCGGGCAAACTCAGCCGCAACTGAGCTTGAGCGAATGAACCGCGCCGGGCTTGATCAACCGCCTGTCCCGGTTTGATCCAGCGCTAAAGTTTCGATCATATCGGCGAGTGCTTTTTGCTTGTTCTCAGGAAGGGCAGACATGACTCTGAGGACGCGCTCCTGCGCCTCCGGCAGATCATCATCGAACGGGGTCCCTTCGCCGGCAATGAGCCACTGCCAGCTGACCTTGAACTTGCGGGCAAACCGGATTCCATCTTGGTGATTTAGGGCAATGCTCTTTGAAGAGCCCGGCGCGCGCTCGTAGGCGCGATAGGTTCCTTCCTTAAGCCCGAGAGCCTCGGCGGCCTGCTTCGCGGTGCGGTCAAGCGACTCCGTTTGAGCCTGCCAGTGCTTCCGGGCCCAGGCCAGCCGCTCCCAAGGATGGGCGGCGCTCCGCCATCCCTCCCGCAGCTCATGACTCTCGACGTACTTCGCCATGCGGAGAACGTTACGCAGGGTGACGTTACCCTGTGTAATTTCGTGCTTGGCAGAACGCGTTACCGATGGTAACGTAGCGTCCATGGCTGGATCCGCATCTCAGATCATCGACGACAAGGGCGGCCCCGCTGCCGTCGCGGCGAAGGTCGGGCGCAGTCCGGGTGCGGTCCGTCTGTGGAAGCACCGGGATACTTTTCCACGCGAAGCCTGGCCCGAGATCATCGAGGCATATCCGGACGTCACGCTCGACCGCCTTCGGGAAATCGAGAAGGCACGCCGGGTCGTCGCGGCCCCCGCCACTGCGAGTGCCGCCTGATGTCGGCCGCGCGCTCTTACACGTTCAGCTCGCGCTGGCAGGTCGATTACGACGCGTTAAGCCGTACCGCCTGTTTGACCGAAAGGGTCTGCCGCCGGTGCCAGCAGCGTAGCGGCCATGCGCGCAGCTTCGTCGGCTTTTATGAGCAGAATGATCCAACCGTACGTATCGGTTCGCACTGCGACTCGGCGCATCCCGTCGACCAAGCTCTCGTCGAGATACAGCTTAGGATTTACGACTGTAAAGGATCCGTCGTTGATGAGCGACCGTTTCTCAAAGTCGTCGCTAAATTCGGGCATCATCTTGGATCGCATATCCGCGAAGCCCTCAATGAGGCTGAGCAGTCTCTCAGCGGTGAGATTGAGGGTCAGACTTTCACCGCTGTCGTTCTCCATCGTCACTTGAACGACTGTGCGATCGTCGCTCGCACCTGTGACCTGCACTCCAGCCATATTCAAAGCTCCATCGGTTTGGTTCGCACCTCCGATGTAGCGCGCTCGACCGTGGCGGTCCCCCGCCACGCGTCGTGCGTCGCCATTCTCGGGAGCGCCGCATGATCGGCTCACTCCTCGCCGCTCCCTTCGTCGTCTCTGCCGCCGTCGGCCTCGCCGCGCTGCTCTGGTGCCGTGGCGTGTTCTCGCTGACCGTCACGGCGATCGGCTGCGGACTCGTTTGGGTGCTCGTCGTATGAGCCCCGCCTCGTATTCGCGCCCCGTGCGCGATCTCGCGCCCCGTCGGGGGCAGGCCCTCTTGGGCGTTTCCTCCCTGACTTGCCGGGGCCTTCGGGCCCCGGCCTTTTCTCCCGCACCCCTGCCGTCTGCCCGCCAAGACGTCGGCCTGGGTGCTCTTCTGCTGCTCTGGTGGATCCGCTGATGTCGGCCGCCTCCTGCATTCCCGGCCCGTCCTCCTCGTCGTCTTCCTCGATGTTCACAGCATCGAGGAAGAGCATGCGAACGTCTGAGTCGGCCGTGCGAAAGATTGGGGTGCTCGAACCCCAGGTGTTCGGGGCCCGCATCGCCGGATTCCTGCGGTCGATCCATCCCGTGAAGACCGCGGCCAACGTCGAGGCCGAGACCCGGATCTCGTCGCGCACGGTGGCGAAGTGGCTGGAGGGCGCCTCGTCGCCGGCCGGCAACGCCTACCACCGCCTGATCGAGGTCTACGGGCCCGAGCTGTTCGTGTTCGTGAACCCGGACGCCTCGCCCGCATCGCTGCGCGAGGCCGCACTCATGTGCCGGCAGGCGCGCCTCGAGCGTCAGGTCGAGGAGAAGCAGCGCGAAATCGCAGAGCTGAGGAGCCGCAAATGGTGATGGCCTCCATCGCTCACGCCGCGGCTGCTGCGCTCCAGGACGTCGCCGCCGTCATGCTCTGCGGAGCGGATCTGCTCACCGCCGGGGCCCGTCGGATCCTCGACGCCTCGCGCCGCTGTCAGGACCGCGCCCGCGAATGGGACCCGAGACTTTGGGATCGCGACCAGGACCCGCGCAGCGACACCCGGGATCGTCGGCTCTGAGCCGAAACGAAACACCCGGCCTGGGTTCAGCAGGCCGGGCGTCGAAGGCGGGCATCGGGCCCGCGCAGGAGAGAGCCATGGAAACCACGGAACACCTGGACCTGCAAGTCGAGACGCTCTCGGGCGACATCCGGGACAGCCTGCTCACGCACTTGCGCGATATGAGGTCGGGCTGGGCGATGATGGGGGAGCGCGACCAGCGGGCGAAGATCGGGGTCGTCGAGCGCGCCGCCGAGGATCTGGTCCGCAAGGTCGTCAACCTCGTCAGCGGGACGCAGTACCCGGAGATCGAGGCCACGGTCGGCCCGGTGAAGCTCGACAAGGGCGTCGAGATCAAGCTGGCGACGGTCGACACCGTTGAGAACATCACCGCGCTCGCCAAGCACGGCAAGGCGCGGGCCGTCCTGGTACTCGTCGATCCGAAGATCTTCTACGGCGAGCGCGAGCCTGCCGAGGTCGATCCCGACGAGCCCACCATGGACATGCCCGAGCCGCCGAAGCGCGCGGCCTGAGGCGAGCCCAGCCATGCCCTCGCCCATCACGATCCGACTGCCCGGCCCGCCGCGCGGCAAGGGGCGCCATCGCTCCCGGATCGCGGCGGGCGGGGGCGGCAAGGCGTTCGCCCGCCAGTATTCCGATCCGAAGACCGCGGCCTACGAGGTGCAGCTGCGCGCGGCCGCGGCGTTGGCGATGGCCGGTGCCGCGCCGCTCGCCGGAATGCTGCAGGTCGCCGTGTTCGCCTACCTGCCGATCCCGGCCTCTTGGCCGAAGCGGCGCCGGCAGGAAGCCCGGGACCGGTTGGTCCGGCCGACGACGAAGCCCGACTGGGACAACATCGCCAAGATCACCGACGCGCTGAACGGCGTGGTCTGGGGCGACGATGCCAGCGTGGTCGATGGCTACGTGCGAAAATTCTACGCCGATGAGCCCGAGCTCGTCGTGCAGGTCTCCGTCGTCGTTGCGGAGGCCGCATGATCCCGGCCGGGCATACCTCCGTCATGGCGTCCAGGCGCGAGCCGCCTGACAGCCTCGACTTCTTCCCAACGCCGCCTTGGGCGACGCGGGCGCTGCTGTCGCACGTCCTTGGGCTGAGCAGCGACGAGTTCCTGGCCTCGACCGCGTGGGATCCTTGCTGCGGCGAAGGCCACATGGTCGGGCCGCTGCGCGAGTACTTCTGGGCCGCCGAGGGCACCGACGTCTTCGACTACGGCAAGGGCTTCGAGGTCTCGGACTTCCTGTCGGACGACACGCGGTCCGCGGACTGGCTGATCACAAACCCGCCGTTCAAGATCGCCGAGCTGATCGCACTGCGAGCACTCGACCGCGCGAACGTCGGCGTCGCCCTTCTCGTCCGGTCGGTCTGGCTGGAGGGCACCGGCCGCTACGAGCGCCTGTTCCGCGATCGGCCGCCCTCCATCGTCGCGCAGTTTTGCGAGCGCGTGCCGATGACGAAGGGCCGTTGGGATCCCAACGCCAGCACCGCGACGAGCTACGCCTGGGTGATTTGGCGCAAACCGCTCTCTACAGCCGCGCCCGCCTTCTCGTGGATCCCGCCGGGTTGCCGTCAGTCCATGAGCCGTCCGGACGACGCTGCTGGCTTTGGCGTTCAGGCGCCCTCTCCCCTCTTCGACGAGGTGGCAGCATGACGTGGGTCATCGTCCGTGACGGCAGCATCCTCTACAGCGGCTCTTACGATCAGTGCATCGAGGCGGCCGAAAGCTTCGAGCTCGCCCTTCGGCGCCAGCATCCCGACGGCACCGAAATGACGCCGAAGCTCGCGCCCGGCGTGCACCTGCTGCCCGCCGGCATGCTCCCCTCGCGCCTCCGGAGGCGCGCAGCATGAGCGCCGAGATCGTCATCTTGAAGGATATCCGGGAGCGTCCGGAAACCGGACGGCAAGCGCTGTTCCGCGCCTACAACGACCTGCGCCGGCAGGCGGTCGACAGCGAGGACTTCGAGCTGCACCGCCTCGTTGGAGAGGCCTACGTCGCGCTGATGCGCTCGTTCCTGACGGCAAGCGAACGGGCAGTGCTCGATGCGCAGGACGAGATCTCCGCGCTCCAGGCTGAACTCTCGGCATGGCGCCGGGGCGAACGCAGCATCGGGAGGCCGATGTGAGCGATCGCGACGCCTTTGCCCCTCACATGGAGGCGGTCGCTCGAGAGATGCTCGGCGACCCGAACCCCCGGCACACCACGCCGAATGAGCTGCGCTACGGCAGCAACGGATCGCTGTCGATCGACCGCGCTGCCGGCATCTGGTTCGACCATGAGCGCCAGATCGGCGGCGGTGTTCTCGACCTGCTGAAGGATCGCCAGGGGCTGCAGAATGGCTCTGCATTGGACTGGCTGCGCGAACGTGGGTTCCTGCCCCAGCGCGACGCGCCGTCGGCACCCGCCGAGCGCGCCCGCATCGTGCAGACCTACGACTACGTGGACGAGAACGGCGAGGTCGTCTTTCAGGTCGTCCGCTTCGAGCCGAAGACCTTCCGGCAACGCCGACCGGCGCGCCAGGGCGGCGATAGCCGGGATGGGTGGGTGTGGTCGGTCAAGGGGCTGACGCTGGTTCCGTACCGGCTGATCGAGGTCCAGGAGGCGATCGCCAACGGCCATCTTGTGATGATCGTCGAGGGCGAGAAGGACGCCGACGCGCTCTGGATGCGCGGCATCCCGGCGACCTGCAATCCGATGGGTGCAGGGAAGTGGTCACCGGATATGGACCGGCACTTCGTCGGCGCTGACGTGGTGATCCTGCCCGACAATGACGACGCCGGGCGCAAGCATCGGGATGTCGTGTCGGCCCGGCTGGCTTCGGTGGCGACGCGAGTCCGGAGCCTGGACCTGCCGAACCTACCGGCCAAGGGCGACGTGTCCGACTGGTTGGACGCTGGCGGGTCGGCCGAGGAGCTCTACCACCTGATCGAGAACGGGGCGCGCGTTCCGGGCGACGTCCCGCCGGCCTCCCGCTACGGCGCGCTCTGGCTCGATGCCATCCCCGGGTCCGGCAACACGGCGCCTTGGATCGTGAAGGGCATCGTGCCGGGTGGCGGGTTCGGTGCGGTCGTCGGACCGCCCGGGTGCGGCAAGTCCTTCCTGACGCTGGACCTCGGGTTCACCGTCTCCGTTCTGGCGATCACGGAGGGCGAGGACGCCCGCTGGTTCGGTCGTCGCGTGCGCCCGGTTGGGGTCGTCTACATCGCCGCCGAGGGCACCGGCGGCTTCTCGAAGCGGGTCGAGGCGCTGATCAAGCGATTTCGGGTCGGCGACCTCGGCCGCTACCCGTTCGTGCTCTACCCGACGAGCCTGGACCTGCGGAACCCAGAGGCCGACACCGGTCCGCTGGGCGAGGAGCTGAAGGCGATCAGCGCCCGGATGATGGCGCGCATGGGCGTGCCGCTCGGCCTTGTGATCGTCGACACCCTCAACCGCGTGCTGGCCGGCGGCGACGAGAACTCCTCCGAGGACATGGGGGCGTTCATCCGCAACTGCGGGCGGCTCCAGGAGGTCGCGGGCGGCTGCACCGTCGTCCCGGTCCACCACATGAACGCGGCCGGCACGCGGGAGCGTGGACACTCGTCGCTGCGTGGCGCGCTCGACTTCATGATCGAGGTCGAGCACACCGATGCTGGCAACTCGTGGAAGGTGGCCAAGCAGAAGGACGACAGCGACGGCCAGACCTTCGCCTTCAGCCTGACCAGCGAGCCGATCGGAATCGACGAGGACGGCGACGCAATCACGTCCTGCCTGGTGGAGCCGGTTGAGGCGCCGAAGATCGGCCCGCAGACCCGCCGCTCGAAGCTGCCCCCGCAGGCGCTGAACGCCTACGGCATCCTGTTCCGGCATTGCGAGGACTCGGGCCAGCGCCGGCAGATCTTCGGTCGTCCTGAGGTCGCTGTGACCATCGCGACCTGGCAGGCCGAGTGCCGCCGCCAGAACCTGGTTGCCCCAGGCAGCGGAGACGACGCCTTCCGCAAGGCTTTCCAGCGCTCCTTCGACACCCTCCGCGCCGACAAGCGCATCGGCGTCGACGGCGACTTCGTGTTCCCGATCCTGAGGAAATGCGACAGTTCCTGACGGGCTTCGCCGCCGGACAAGATCCGGACAAGCGGCGGACAAAACCCTGTCCGGGGCTCGCACAGCGACAACCCCTCAGACAGCAAGTTTGTCCCGAACTTGTCCGAAGCCTGTCCGGTCAGTCCGCCAACAACTTCATAGAGTTAGCGATGACCGGAGCAGCCCGAATGTCTAGTCCTGTCCGAAGCTTGTCCAGCCTCGCGCGCGCTCGCGCTCACACGCGGGGTTTAAACTCCTCGGGTAGTTATGGGCTCCTTTCAGGAGCCCTTATAACTACCCTCGCAACCGTACAGGATCCGCGCGCGACCCCCTCAGCGCCGGGTGCCGACGGGTCCGCGCTGGAGGCGCTCCCCCGTCTGTCGCGGCAGGTCCTGTGATGGGCCGCGCCGCAACCAGAACCGCCCCGAAATCCGGCGCCGCGCTGCGCTACGAGCGCCAGCGTCGGGAAGCGACCGAGGCGTTGCGAGCCCAGGCAGCGCAGCACGTCGAGGTCACCGCACCACCGAGGCCGACGCATCCCGTCGGCGCTTGGCCGATGGCCGACCTCCGCGAGGGCCAGTGCCGATTCGCCTGCACCGGCTTCCACGCCCGCCCCGCCGAGCACCGGTTCTGCGGCAAGCCCGTGGCCTGGAAGAGCGGCAAGCCGACCAGCTGGTGCCGGGAGCACCTGCCGGTCGTGAGTGGCGTCCCGGGGCGGCACCCGGGCGGGGCCAGCGTCGCGGACGTCGAAGCCTTGGAAGCGGCGAAGGGAGCGTAGCGTGGTCGGACGCCGGATGACCCAGAGGCAGCGCCTCAAGCAGAAGCTGGAGCGGGAGCGAGCGCACAAGGCGTTCATGCGCCGCGGCGAGATCCTGCGCGACGAACGGGCCGAGCGTGACGCAGCAGATGCCGAGAAGGCGGCCGGCGCTCAGCCGACGGAGAGCCCGCGGGAACGGCACCAGCGCGAGCAGCGGGAGCGCGAGGCCGAGCGCATCGCCGCACGCCGCGCCGAGCACGAACTGCCCGAGGGCAAACAGTGGGCGATGGTCGAGGCCTGCGCCGGGCACGCGGGGGAGCTGTGCGAGCGACTGCGGAAGGCCGGCATCCCGTTCTTCCGGCCGCGCGACGACATTGAGCAGCGACTCGCGACTGGGCAGGTCCGGAAGATCCGGGTGGCGCTGTTCGATCGGACCGTGTTCGTCGGGGTCGATCACCGGAACGATCTGGACCGGCTGGCCAAGCGCTACCCGTGGCTGATGGAGCGGCGGGTCTACGGGGCGATGCCGGGCATGCGGCGGGACCGCGAATGGGCCTGGACCGTCGAGCGCGTCGAGCGGCGCGAGTCCGGCGCCGACATCGTCCCGGTCACGGTGCCGGATCAGGAGATGCGCGTCTTCGCCGAGGAGCTGATCGGCGCCGCCCCGATCCTGGACGATCTGGACCGGATCGAGATCGGCGAGGCTGTGCAGGTCGTCGACGGGCCGTTCGCCAGCTTCGACGGCGTGGTCGAGGAGACCGACACGGCCCGGAACCGCTACAAGGTCTCGGTGAACATCTTCGGCCGCGGCACGCCGGTTGAGTTGGAGCGGCAGCAGTTCGAACGAGCGTGATGATGCGCGTTAACAATCGAGCGGGCGCGATTATAGTTTTGCTTGCATGAATCAAGCCTTATGACGCAGTATTCATTTTTCAGGGTCGTGCAGTAGCAGGTAAGGCCGATGTCCGTAATGGAAACACAGACTAAGGCAGCCGCATCAACGGAAGCAATCACGGCTCCGTTGAGCGATGCCGTCCTTGAAGCCGTGCGTAAGGAAAATATAAGATACAACAATACTGATTTTGCTAAGCAGCCCCCAATCAAAATCGGCAATGGTCGTTTCTACGTTGTAACTTTTAAAGGAGAGGACAAAGAACCGTATGTGAATTTTGTTTATACGAGAAACGGCAGAGAAGAATTCGAAGTGTACTCTGATTTGCGCCAGCTAGTGGTCGACAAGGCTGGCGGCAAACTCCCGCTTTATGAGGAAAGCTGGATCAGAGTGGCGGGAATGTTCGTAGTTGTCGTCTTGCTTCTTCTCGCTTCTGTGGGCACTGCGTTAATGGAGGACGGCAAGGCCTTCACAGCCTTCATGAGCGCGTTCACTGCAGCTTTGGGATACCTCGCTGGAAAAGGGACGTCTGACGCCGCTGCGACAAGAACAGGCGCGAAGTGAACCGTCCACAGCGGCCGCTTGACTCACCAGGTTGGCTCTGAATCTATGCGGCCTTCACCGCACGCGGTGTCGGTCTCTGCTCGTACTCCCCGCAAGGGTTGAGAACAGATGAGACGAGAAACGGATGAGGCCAGAGGCCCGGACCGTTTCTTGCCCCCGCGCGAAGCGTACCCGTTACCCAGATTGGTCTGAGCTAGCGCCTAATTCGGCGCCTTCTTGCTCTTCAGCAGATCCGCTGCCTCAATCAGAGCATTTCCCATGTCGCGAGCCGCCTGCTCGCTCGCGATCATGGATCCCATGCCCATCGGCTCCGACGGGTCAGCACGGCCACCGGTCTGAATGCGGATACGATTCGTATCAGTCTCGGTGCGAACCGAGAAAGTCTCGACGGTCATTGCGCTGTCGGAAGCGACGCTGAGAACGGGCTGGATCTTACCGTTGGCAATTTGACGTTCGTAGGCGCCGGCAGCCAGCCTAAGCATCGCCTGCTGCAGCCAATCGAACTGGGTGTACGGGATCTTGAGATCGATCATGTTCCCGTTCGTAAGACGCGTCTCAACGATGACGTAGGTGCCATCATCCGAGACCTCGCCGTTCGGGAAGCTCTCCACGGTGAAGGTAGGCATCGAATGTCCAGGTGCTTTGATGAGCGCGCGGCGGTCCCGCGCACCGGTCTCGCCATGATACCGAGGTCCGACTGCATGTCACGGATGCCGCCCGATCCCCGCCTCATCGCGCTACGCCAACCTCTGCCATCTCGTCATGAACGCAGGCTTCGTGCTGTGGCTCGAGCTGGCGGGTGAGGCTCTGGCGAAGACGCGGTGATGTCCTGTCGCTGCACAGAGCGGCGCATCGTCATCGGTAGCGCCATCCGCTCTGCTCTCCGCGGCGCACCCGGTGCCATCGCACCTGCTGCCCGCATGATCGTCCTCACCACCGTCGAGGACGTCGAGGCCATGGCCAGACGGATGACAGGGAGGGTAACCACCCTTCGCACATCGTGACGTTTTGGCAACGGTGTGGCCCTCCTGCCAGACCTGAGGGACCCTGCCGAGCCTTCGTCCATACGGGCTGTAGAGGCGCGGCTTCCCCCTAGCGGCGGGGGTCGAAAACCCGGTAACCGTTACCGGCCGGGTAACAGGGTAACCGGCTGATGGCAGACGCTCCGAAGGCTGTGACGCAGGCCGAGTTCGCCCGGATGCGCGGCGTCTCGAAGAAGACGGTCACGGTCTGGAAGAACTCGGGCCTGCTGACTATGACGCCGGCCGGCTTGGTCGATGTCGACGCCTCGGAATGGAATCTAGACCGGCGGCCGGCCACCTACCGAGGCGGCACGGCGCATCGCCCGGTCAGGGTAGTGCCGAAGGAAGAGCCGGATCCGCGCGAGCGGCCTGAGCGCAAGATCGAGGCGCCCAGTGCGCCCGCACCGATCCTCCGCCCCGCCGACCCGGACGCCGAGCCCGACGCCTACGACCCCGATGCCCAGGACCTGCCGCTCAGCGAGGCGGTGCGGCGCAAGGAGAACTTCCTCGGCCTCTTCCGCCGGCAGGAGGTCCTGAAGAACGACCGCCGGCTCGTCGATCGGGCTGCCGCAGAGGCGCTGTTCTTCGACACGGCTCGCGAGCTGCGGGACGCGTGGCTGGCCTGGCCGGCCCGGGTCGCGATCGAGATGGCCGACGAACTGAAGATCGACGCGCGGACGCTGACGACGATCCTGACCGCTCATGTCCGCAAGCATATCGCCGAACTCGGCGAGCCCGAGCCAGACGCCAGCATCAGCTGACATCGCCAGCCTCGCCGTGGCGTGGCGGCGCGGTATGACCCCGCCACCCGACCTGAACGTGGTCGAGTGGGCAGAGAAGTATCGGCGGCTCAGCCGCGAATCCTCGAACGGTGGACGCTTCGTCGTCTCTCGCGTCGAGGTGGCCCGGGGCCCGATGCTCTGGGCCACCGAGCCGGGGGTGCGGATCATCACGCTGATGGCGTGCACCCAGCTGTTGAAGACGACCGTGATCGAGAACATCCTCGGGCGGTTCATCCACCTCGACCCGTGCCCGATCTTGGCGCTGTTCCCGAAGGACGACGCGGCGGAGACGTTCTCCAAGGACCGGCTGGCGCCGATGATCCGCGACACCAAGGTGCTGCGCGAGCTGTTCGGCGACGCCAAGGCCACCGACGCGGGCGCCACCCTGGGCCACAAGCAGTTCGCGGGCGGGCACATCACCATGGTCGGCGGCAATAGCCCGACCAACCTGGCGATGCGGCCGATCCGGCTGCTGATGGCTGACGAGATCGACAAGCTCCCGGCATCCGCTGGCAGTGAGGGCCCACCGATCGACCTCGCGGTGGAGCGACAGGCCGAATTCGAGGCGAACGCCCTAACCGTGCTCGCCTGCTCGCCGACTATCGCCGGGCGCAGCGCGATCGAGGCGAGCTACGAAGAGAGCGAC